TCGGACAGCCAACTCTAAGAGATATGACAGCCAGTGCCAGCGGTGTTGGCTACACCGATGATGTTACGGCAATGGTGCAGACACAAAAAGATCTGTTGGAATATGATGAAGATGTTTTTAAGTTTAAAGATTATTTAGAAACAGAAGAAACATTAGATCCTGCCGAACTAGAAATTTTAATCAACAACATAAATCAGAAGTCTGAATTGCAGGATATATTAACTGCTAACAATCTTAAAATGATTAGTTGTGCCCAACGGTTGGGTATTGAAAAAGAAAATTTAAGTAAAGCCGGTATTGTACCTGGTGCAAGTGCAGCCAGTGCAGACGGTTTAATGAATCTGTCCAGTCAACTGCACGGATTAGGAGTAGACCCAACGGGTGCTGGGCTAGGTGAGCAATTATCTAGTATGGGCACCAATGACGTTTACGGAGAAGCAGTACAAGCAAGCCTTATCGAAGGCAAGAACCTAGGCAAACTAGCGGTATTTGGCATCAATCCAGGAACAAAAATGGATCCAATGCAATATGCCAACAGTTTGCGTAACATTGGCTAAGGCCGTATTTACACTGTTGGTTATGCTACTTATATGTTAGTATAACTAGTCTGTCAGATCAGTAAATATTTTACCGCAAAAGGAGACTATTATGTACGCAGAAAATGCACGTAATAGGATGCTAGCGTTAATGATCTCGTTGTTTATAATGTTGTTGATGAGCTTGAATGTCAAACAACAATTGAACGTAAGTCATTATCAAAATCTAGTGTCTGAAACACAAAAACTTTTGATTAACACTCAAGAGTCTTTAAAAACTATTGTCCCTGCACTGGTTCCAGTACCTACTAAGATAGTAGATATGCGAACTGTTGCCGTTGACAACTCAGAACTTCAATGTATGAGTGAGAACATATACTTTGAAGCAGCCTCGCAGAGCCTAATAGGAAAGATCGCTGTAGGACAAGTAGTCCTGAATAGAATGAAAAGCGGTCGTTATCCTAAAACAGTCTGCGGGGTTATTAACCAACGAGTTAATGACGTATGTCAGTTCAGTTGGAAATGTGAAAGCGAAAAAGAGATTCGCAATGCAAAAGCCTGGAAACAAAGCCAGCAGGTAGCCTATGACCTATTAAGTCGCGATCGCAAGGATATGGTTGACCTTACAGAAGGGGCCACACACTTCCACGGCACTGGCGTCAGACCAGGTTGGAATCTTAAATTATTAACTAAGATAGACGATCATTTGTTTTATAGATAGAAGAAGGTTAAATACTTTAGTACATAAAGGGGCAAATATGTCACACAATGCTAAAGTGCAAGACCGGTTAGGCGACCTTGAAGATGATGTAACTGATGATTTTGATCTTGACGATTCAGATTACGGCTTCATTATCAGTAGTAGTGGAGAACTAAAGACATTTTTTTGCCCCGATGATACCTCTGGTTTTCCGCCTAAACAAATCTTAAAGATATTTAAAATTTTTAAAATCAATAATGTATCAGAAGTTTTAACTGGCTCCGGTACCCTGCATTAGAAAAGACTTGACAACTTGCTCGTTTCGTAGTATAATATGGGTTACTTTACTAAACAGGAGCCCGTATGTATTACAGTTCTTTGCCAGTTAGTACTTTATATGTAAAAGCTAACTTCAAACGTAGCCCATATAAAAACGCTATTGTCACGTTTCGTTTAGTAGGGCATACCTATGCAGAGTTTACTGCAAACAAAGCCCTAATGTTAGTGGACACTAACCCCGACACTGTAACGCTAGAGCAGGTGTATGCTATAGCGGAAACTATGCGTGTCAAAGCAAATGCACTAAAAGTTGTGGTAAAAATGCCACAGCCTGTGTATAAAAAGCTGGCAAAACGTAGTACGTAAGTACTACTTTTAAGTTAGTGCTTACTAACCTACAGAATTGCTTAATTTTTAAGCAATTTGTTGCAAAAAACCCACAAAAAAATCACAAAAAACACCGAAATTTCGGTTGACGCAGAGCCCGTTTTGCGCTATAATACTAGTATGGAAAGCAAAACAGTAACCCGTAAACGCAGACAAGATACCAAGCACGCCGTGTATATGTTAGTAAACACTAACACAAACGAAGCGTATGTTGGTATCACTGTCTGCGGTGCCCAAGTTAACAAGGCACTCAAAGTGCGTTTTCAAAAGCACGTTCGTCGTGCTGTGACAGAAAACAAAGATTGGGCCCTGTGCCGTAGCATCCGCACTCACGGTGCTGACGCTTTTGTAATGCTCTTGGTAGACATTGTGCGTGGTCGTAAGCCTGCTCACAAAGTCGAACGTGAGCTGATCAACGGCAATGCACCTGCATTGAACAGTCACTAAAACGGTTGACACTGATCCCGTTTTAGTGTTATAATATAGACATAGTAAGGAGCAAAGATGATTGCAGAAACAAGCATACAATCTGGTTATTACGATCAACGCCACGGCGGTCCATACGATCGCGGTCAAGCAGATTCGTACTACGGTCGTGATTATTGGCCTCACTACTTTGTGAGAGACACTCACAAATCACCTCGCATTGATATGGAGCAGATGACTGCCGCAGAGCTTACAGCCTACACCGCAGGCTATCGTGACAACGAAGCCAATGGCGACAAGAAAGAATATTGATGAAGTTCTACGCCGAGACAACCAAGTGGCCCGACACGATGCCCAACGGCACCTACTTGCTCAACGACAGCAAGACAAAGATGTTTGCCTACATTAGACCCAATGGTGTCGAAGTAAAAGAATTTAAAAAGCCTATCAGCATTGATACCCGTGGCCGCAAGTTTGTTGAAGTTAAAAACACCTTTGGCTTTAAGATTGCCAAAGTTAAGCCTGCCAATCCACAATGGCAAGTTACAGGCAGTAAGGGCGACGTCTACATTGTAGAGCAAACCGAAAACGGGCTGACCTGCACTTGCAGTGGATTTAAATTCCGCGGTGCTTGTAAGCACGTCAAGGAGATTGCATAATGGCCTGGGTTGGCGTTATACTGTTAATAATCGTAGGTCATCCTATGTTGGCAGTGTTGTTAGCATTTTTTATCTTAGTATTTGGAGATTAAAATGGGTTTGGATATGTATGCCTACACGGCAAATAAAGCAGGTCAGCACGATGAGTTTTTTAAACAAGACGGTCTACGGTATGACAATGGCAATTGGGTTGGTGGAGACCCAAGTGTGCCGCAGACAGAAGAAATTGCCTATTGGCGCAAGCACCCCAATCTTCACGGTTGGATGGAACAACTTTGGCAAAAGAAGAATCCCGAGGATATGTCCGATTTCAACTGCGTTGAGCTTGAGCTAACATTAGAAGATATCAATGATCTAGAGGAGGCTGTTACTTTTAACAGACTGCCATCAACCACCGGGTTCTTTTTTGGCAACAACTCAGACAGCCATTATTTTGAAAAGGACATAGAGTTCATTGAACGAGCAAGGCTTGCCATTGACAAAGGCAAGAAAGTGTTTTATAATAGCAGTTGGTAACTTCAAAGAGGTCCACAATGGATAAACCCTGGCAGGTAATTAGCGACTTGGAGATGCACTCTAGTCGTATCAACAAAGAACAAATTGTTGAGGCACAAGCCCAATTTGGCAACACAGAATTCTTTGAGGGCGCACGTCTTGCGCTGGACTCAATGGTTACCTTTGGCGTTGCCAAAGTGCCCGAGCGCACAGGCCCAGACGGTCCCGGAGTTGATTGGGATAGTTTTAGCTTGATCCTAACCGGTTTTGTTAACCGAACCTTTACTGGCAACCTGGCCAAAGACACCTTGGCCCAACTAATGAGCCAGTGTACCAATGCACAATGGAACGGATGGTACCGTCGCATTCTAATCAAAGATTTGCGCTGTGGCGTCAGTGAAAAGACCATTAACAAGGTAGTCGAGGTTGAATATCCCGACTATGCTGTTCCTGTGTTTGGCTGTCAATTGGCCCACGACTCTAGCAACCACGAAAGCAAGGTCGCTGGCAAGAAGCTGATTGAAGTTAAGCTAGATGGTGTTCGCATTATTACCATTGTGCATCCTGAAGGTCGCGTTGATCAGTTCAGCCGTAACGGCAAAGAGCTCGTGAACTTTCCACATATCAAAGAGCAGTTTGCCTCCATTGCAGACACCTTGTTGGAGCCCTGGGTATTTGATGGCGAAATTATGTCGTCAAGTTTCCAAGACTTAATGAAGCAGGTGCATCGCAAGAGCAATGTCAAAGCCAATGATGCCGTGTTGCATTTATTTGATTGCATTCCCTTGGTTCACTTTGAACAAGGGCAGTGGAACGCCACACAGGAATTCCGTAGCAGTCATTTAAAAACATTTATGGACACGCACCAAGATGTCTTGCCCAATGTAACAATGGTGGGACAAGAATTGGTGGACTTGGACACTGCGGCAGGACAGAAAACCTATAAAGATATTAATGCCCGTGCCATTGCTGGTGGCTATGAAGGCATTATGATTAAGAATCCGGATGCACCTTATGAGTGCAAACGTAGTGTGGCCTGGCTTAAATTAAAGCCCTTTATTGAAGTAACTCTGGAGGTGTCGGATGTCGAAGAAGGAACAGGAAAAAACGTCGGACGGTTGGGAGCAATTGTGTGCCGAGGAGAGGACGACGGAAGAAACATTCAAGTTAACTGTGGTTCTGGCTTTAGCGACAGCGATCGCGGCACCTATTGGTCTAATCGCGATCGATTGGTTGGTCACCTTGTGGAAATAAGGGCAGATGCTATTACACAAAATCAAGATGGCACTTATAGCCTACGTTTTCCGCGTTTCCTCCGTTTCCGAGGGTTTGAAGTGGGCGAGAAGATTTAACGTGGAAAAACAAGCTATTAAAGATCTGATGTATGGCGGCATCAGTGAACTAATGCAACGCCGCGACTACTACTACCACAGTGATATCAATCCACTGTATAGTCACTGGACCGACCAGGGTGCAGAAGTATTAAAAAACTATGTCAATGACATATCTAGGTATATCTGGGACGCCGAACAAGAGGCCCTGGACCAACGTGCCAAGGACATTGTCCTTAACGAACTTAAAAAATAATCTGGAGTTAAAATGAAAAATATTGAAATTCAAGGCGAAACAGCCGCTGATCGAAATGGCTGGCTACGAAATTTGCTGGTTGACGGAATATATGATGTTACCTTTACCAAAGTAAATGGTGAGATCCGAACAATGCCTTGTACATTAAAACGTGAACTGTTGCCAGTGGTGGCACTAAAAGAAACGACCAAAGAAAAAGTACACAAGACCGACACCCTTGGAGTTTGGTGTATGGACAAACAAGAGTGGCGTAGTTTTCGTGTTATGAATGTAACGGAAGTCAAACAACTATGAATACCAGTAAAATTGATCCTGCCACGGACGTTTCGAAGATCGAACGTACCAGTGAAACAACCTGGGTAATCACCCTTGAAGAAGATCCCGAAACCGGCGACTTGATTATGCCCTTGCCCGATGAGCTGTTGGAAGCACAAGGTTGGAAAATTGGTGACGAACTCACTTGGGATATGAAAGATTCGGGCGAAATTAGTTTGATCAAGCAGTCAACTAAAACCTGAGCTACCGCGTTATATATATGTAGCAGGAAAGTTCTTGCTACAATGTCAAACTAACCCTAAAAGGACCTAAAATGACTAAACTTATCGCTTTGATCGCTACTCTCGCTACCGCTACCGCTTTCGCCGCAGAACCTGCTAAGAAAGAAGAAAAGAAGGCTGATGCCAAACCTGCTGTTGCCGCTCCTGCCGCACCAGCACCAGCCGCAAGTGCTCCAGTTGCAGCCGCTCCTGCCAAGAAGGAGGCCACACCGGCTGCCGCAAAAAGCGAACCAGCCAAGGATAAAAAAGCCGAAGCTCCTAAGAAGTAATCCACTAAGGTACTCGTTAATACATATCAAAGGGCTAAACCCCTCCGATGTTGATGTAGATGACGAGGCCTTGTGTGCTAGTTCAACACGTAAGCTGAGACTAATTCATAATGACGACAATGAAGAACTCTCAGATTACGTAAAGACTAGACTACTAGTTGCTCGTGCCTTGGCAATGAAGAAGCACAAAGAAGTTTGGGGGTAATACCCCAAACTTTTTTCTTGACTGCGCCGCAGTAAAGTGATAAAATATAGTATGACTGACATATCTCGTAGCCCCAACCGTGGAACCTTTCATCTTGAAAACTATCTTGCACGTAAGGCAGAATTAAGCGAAGAACCCAGTGATGCTTACATCGAACTGTTTAAAACAATGACAGAACAGAAAATAGAGCAAGAACAAGATCCAGAATGGCAACAAGATAATCTTGAATACGATTTGCGTACCAGCGTAATGATCAAAGAAAAGTGCCGAGAGAAATCTTATGCACAGAATTTATATGCGGCACTGTGCAATATGCAGTGGCAAAGAATAGACGTATTTCCTATACTAACGGATCAATACTGGTCTTGTAGTTGGCGTTATGCCGGCGGAATAATTGCAGATATTCGCGAAGAAGGTGACTACATTGATTGGTACTGTAGTGGCATTCGTGGCAGTGATCTTGGCGATTTTGAATTTAATAATCTCACACAAGAACAGCAAATGGAATACAAAACCCAGATGGCCTATGTGAGTGAAGGTATCGTGACCATCGAGATCAAGGAAGACCTTAAGACCTTGGGTTGGCAACCCGAAGAATGGTCAGACACAGAGTAAAACGGCAAAATTAGTCGTTGCTTTTTCTAAAGAGATTCTATATAATAGATAAATGCTGTAGAAAACAGCTACTTAATTTAAGGAGATTTTCAAATGCAAGTTATTTCAACTAAAACCAAAACCCACAAACTTCTTACCGCTTTGCAAGCTGGTGAAGTTTTGACTGCTAGTCAAATTGCCAAGCGTTTCAGTATCGGCAACCCAACTGCCGAAGTTAGCCGCATCCGTCACGCCGGCTTTGTTGTTTATGCTAACAAGCGTACAGCAGGTAACGGTGTTCGCGTTACTGAGTATCGCACTGGTAAAGCTAGCCGTGCAATCATTGCCGCTGGTTACAAAGCAATGGCCAAGGGTTTAGTCTAATTTAAATTAGACGCTTGTTTAAAAAGGACCTTCGGGTCCTTTTTTTCTTGACCAAATCGTTAAATACTGTTATAATAACATTATGAAAATCCATCTTGTCAGCGACCTACATTTAGAGTTTGGCTATCAAACATTGCCCGGCGGTGATGTGTTGATCTTGGCCGGGGACGTCTGCGAGGTGCGTAGCCTCCACAGAGAATTCCATCAGACTAAATTACTGGATCGTGAACCCGGTGCATTCAGGTGTGCTGATTTCTTTGAATTCGAGTGCGCCAAGTACGAAAAAGTTTTTATGGTTATGGGTAACCACGAACACTACCACGGTAGGTTTGACAAGACCTACAGCCAACTCAAAGACCTACTGCCGGCCCACGTGACTTTGTTGGAAAAGGAATGCTTTGAATATCAAGGCGTGTTGTTCCTTGGTGGCACCTTGTGGACTGACCTTAACCGCGGTGATCCTATCACCGTGTGGACCATAAGGCAAATGATGAATGACTACAAGGTTGTTCAGCATCACTATGCAGAACGGAATCTGTACCACAAGTTGACCCCAGATGTTACTGTAAACGAGCATCGCAAGACCTTGCAGTATTTTAAGTTTATGTTGGAAGAACGTCGAGATATGCCCGTTGTGGTTATTACTCATATGTCTCCTAGCTTTATGAGCGTTAACGAAAAGTACAAACACGAAACTACTTCCAATGGTGGTTACGCCAGCGAGCTCAGTGAGTTCATCTTGGACCATCCTAACATCAAGGTGTGGGTCCACGGTCATATGCACGATCCTGTTGATTACCAAATTGGCGAGACTCGTGTACTGGCTAATCCACGCGGCTATGTTCCCTACGAGGAACGCAACGGCTTCAACCCTGACCTGTACTTTGAGGTGTAAAAGTAGTACTTTTTAGTACTACTTTTTGTTGTATTTTTACAACAAAATTTCGGTTGACACTCTGCCCGAAATGCGCTATAATACTTACATACAGACACACAAAGGAGCTCAAAATGCAAATAACTACAGCTATTGCCCAACTCAACAAAGAGTGCGAATTTTTGGGTATTGGTATGTTAGAACTGTTACAAGACATCAAACAACACGGTTCTATGGTTTACAGTGAACGCACAATGATTGCCTATCGTGCGTTTATGTGCGAAGGTTCTAAAATGTTTGCCCCAGTTTAATACAAAGGAGTCACCGTGGAACAACTTACTAACATCCAGCAAATCAACTCTGCCATTATGTTTGGTAACCTAACCAACACAGAATTGTCCAGTGTAATCAGTGCCGTGCAGTATGCTCGTGCTCAGATGACCAAGCAAAAGATTCGTTCTTTTGTCAAAGGCGATACTGTTAAGTTTACCAGCAACCGCAATGGTATAACCTACACCGGCACCGTCCGCAAAGTTGCCATTAAGTTTATCACAGTGGACACTGGTTCATTGTTGTACAAGGTTCCTGCAAATATGTTGGAAGCGGTCTAATGCGCCTAAACGATATACTCCAATGGACTGGGGCGGTGTTCATTATCATAGGACACATCTTCAATTCCATTGGGCCCAGTGTTTACCCTTATAACATAGTGGCATTCACCTTGGGCACTGTGGCCTTTATGACCTGGGCCGTGTTGGTTAAAAACCGGCCTCAAACAATAGTCAATGTTGTGGCAATCGTTACTTGCTTAATTGGCCTAGTCACTGCCTGGAAATAAAATGAATGAACGAATTAAAGAACTTATGGAGCAGGCTGGGCTATACGATTTCGTAATCGAGTCTATGGGCATTAATGAAGAAATGCAAAAGTTCGCCGAGTTGATTGTGGAAGAATGTGTTGAGTTGTGCGAAACAGCGGCCTATGCTCCTAGGCCGGCCCTAAATCCAACGCCAGTGGAACAATATGCCTTCATCATTGGTGAAGGTAATATGGCAGTAAACTTGGCTAAACAGATTCGAAAACATTTCGGAGTTGAAGAATGAACAAACGAATTAAACTGCTTGTCGAAGAGGCTAGATTAATCACAGTCAACGACACCACACGCTATGCTTCAGACGATGAGTTTGAACAGAGATTTGCTGAGGCTGTTATTCGAGAATGTTGCATAGCATTGAATCCCATGCTACGAGACATGATCAGTCGTGGGCAAGGTCGTGAAATAATTCTACAACACTTTGGCATCGATCCAAAAGAAATTTCAATGCTCATGCTTGACAGGGCCATTGATCAATGTAAAAGAGAATTAGCAGAAAGAAACAACAATGAAGCTGACAAACTATAGTCATAATCTACTAATGGCCACATTTGCTAAATGGGATGTGCCTAAAGACTTTGCTGATCCCATGTACAACTATTTGGTACACGGATTCAGTCCCGGCAGCTTCTTTACCTCTGTGTTAGCCAATGACTTTCACAGTGCCATTGCTCACAGTCATCCTAGTAATACCATTAATGCCTGTAAGAGTCTAGGCGGATGGATACTTGACCATGCTCCTCGTGAAAGTCACGGCAGCTATAA